TCAGCGAGCAGTTCAGGATGCGGGTCTTGGGGTGCTGGGCCGCCACCTTCAGGCAGGCGGTGTGCATCCGGGCGCTGGTGGTGAACACCACGTCGGCGTTGTCGTGGGCCACTTCCTCCAGCACCTGCTCCGCGTCCACCTCGGGCTCAATGTTCTCCTTGCAGGTGATGAACACCCGGTCCGGGAAAGCCTGCGCCAGCGCTTCGCGGCCCTTGTCGTGGGCACGCACCCAGGCGCTGCTCTCGGCGTTGTGCTCGTGCAGGAACACCACCCGCAGCTCACTGGGCCTGGTGAAGATGTTCAGCTTGGAAAGCAGCGGTTCGCCCGGGCCCTGCTTGGGCTCCAGCGAAAGTTCCACGGCCTGCGGCTCAGTGAGCACCTTCACCTCGTTCCACAGCTTTTCCATGTTCTGCTTCATCTGCGCCGGGGTGGAGTCGCAGGCGTCCGAGTAGCGGTAGACGGACAGATAGACCAGCAGCGCATCGCCGGGCGTCAGGTCCAGTTCTTCGCCGCCCAGGGCGTGGAACTGCTGGCTGAACATGGTGTAGAAGGAAGCAAAGTTCAGCCGGTCGTCGTCGGTCCAGCTCTCGCCCGAAGCTTTGCACACCAGCGTCTGCAGCTTGGCATAGCCGCCCAGTTTGGAGAAGTGGACGTAGTTCACCTTGGACAGCTTGTAGAAATCCAGGAATTCATAATAAATTTTGTTTTCCAGGCTGTCATTGCGCTCCGGGATCAGACGGGTGACAGTGCCCGCGATCTTGACGGCCTCGTAATATTTCAGCACCGAGACACGCTTGTTGCCTTCCAGCACATAGAATTTGTTCAGGAATTCATAGGCGATGATGGGCACACGGATGCCTTCCTCCAGATGCGCCTCACACAGGTTGGACCACTTGGCCGCGAACTCGGTGTCCGGCTCCAGCAGCGGCATGAAGTTGGACGCAAAGGCGGTGTGGCGTCCGCTGGTCTTTGTGCCCACAATGCTCTCGGCCGGGATCTCCACCAGGCCCAGCGGTTCCTGCGCCACGATGTTCACATTGACCAGAATATCGTCCAGCACCGCAAGATACGGCGAC